TTTTTACTACCCTATTAATAAAATCTTTTGTACTTCTCATATTTATGTTTTAATGTTTGTAATTATTCAAATATACAAAAAAAATCATTATATTTAAAATATGTTTAAAGGAGCGCAAATGTATGAGTTACAAAATAAAGTAACTCAGCCAAAATTATACAATTATGACCCATCAGACGGGGTTAATACTAAAGTTTCAATAAATGACTCTTTAGGATATATCGAATTTGGCAAAAAGGATAGTTTCCCTAATTTTTTACTCGATAGTGTGGACGGTTCTCACACTGCTTCAAGTTGCATTGACACTATTATTACCTTTTTAGAGGGTGATGGTTTTGAGCAAGAGTCGCTAGGGAATTTAAAGGTAAATAAAGATCAAACGTTTACAGATTTTCACAGCGGGATAAGTCAAGATGAAGGATATTTTGAGGGGTTTTACATAAATGTTAGGTATAACCCACTCGGTAAAATATCATATATCAATAAACTACCTTTTGACCTTTGCAGATTAGGAATACCAAATAAAGAAACTGGCAAAATATCACATATTTATTATAATCCTTACTTCGGAACTTCTGATTATAAAAAAGAAGATACTGAAATATTTCCTGTATACAATCCTAATACGCCTTTAGAGGAAATGAAGGATATTATAGAGCTTAACAAAGAGTTGATAGAGGGTGAGCAGCTAGAATACAAGGGACAAATACTATTCGTAAAAGAACAAAGACCTCAAAACAAGTTTTATCCTATTCCATACTATTGGAGTGGTTATAGGTGGTTCAATGTAGAGCAGAAAGTAGGAGAGTTCCACAATGAAAACTTGGATAATAATTTCTTTTTGGGTGGTATTATTAAAATGGTAGGAGACCCAAACGAAGCATTTGAGACAACTACCAACGCAGAAGGTGAAGAGGTTACGACAAAAACAGTAGGACAAGCTTTTGACGAAAAAATGTCCACCCTTTTTTCTGGAAGTACTAAAGGCGGAAAAACCTTGGTAACGTGGTCGGATGTTAAAGGAGAATTTCCAGAAATAGAAGCATTCCCAACAAACGCAAATGATGCACTATTTGTTACTTTGCAAAATTTAGCAGTTGATAATATAGTGATAGCTTGTAGTGTGCCGCCTGTATTAGGTAATATTCAAACAGCGGGTAAGTTGGGTGCTAGTCAAGAGATAAGTAATGCCGTTGCGTTAATGCACGGGCGTATAAAGAAGCGACAAAACAAACTAGAAAGGACTTATGATATGTTACTTTCTAATAGTATTTGGGCTAGTCAAGTTGAGCCCGTAAAGATTGCTCCTTTTGAGTTTGATTTAAAAGAGTTCGGAGCAGTAGAAGTAATAGAAGAAATAAAAGAAAATGAACAAATTACTAATAAATAAAGATGACTTCACTTACTGGGTAGACCTCTCTAAAAACATAGAAGAGAAGCAACTTAACCCGTCAATCCTTGATGCTCAAATAAGAGTCGTTAAGGGTACTATGTGCGCTTCTGTCTACAATGAGGTTTACAATCAGTATCTAAATGACAACTTAACTATTGACAATAAGATATTACTAGATGATTATGTTGCGCCTTTACTCGTGTTTGCTTCTTATGTTAATTACCTAACAACAGCAGGCAAACGATCAACAAGTACTGGTATAGTAAAGCTTATTGGAGATAATACAGAGCAAGTAACTAGAGAAGAGTTAAAAGATATAATAGCAGAAAACAAAGAAAAAAGAGATTATTATCAAAACGCATTAAGTAATTTCTTAGAGTGTAATACAGATGTTTACCCTCTTTTTTTAGATTGCTGCAATACTCAAAAAGCAGGTTTTAATTTCTCATCAATAGGTAAAAGATAATGGAAATATTTAACGAGGTAATACCGTATAATTTAGATATGAAGTGGGTAAAAGATGACACTTTCACATTCTTAGATTCTACTATTGAGGTTTGGTTATGTGAGAAAAGTGGAGATGGTTTAAATGTTGACGCTTATCATGGTGTTTTATCCATCAAATACAGAAAGCAAGATAGTCCCCTGCAAAGTATCACAACAGATAGCGGAGAAATGGTATTTACAGAAAATGTAATAACATTTGATAAGCCTAATTTGAGTCTAAAAGTAGGAGACTATTTTTACTCTCTAAAATTATATGATAAATTAGATTCTAATATAGTAGGTACTCTATTTGAGGGGAAATTTAAAGTAATAAACTAATGGGAATAACAGTAGATTTAGGAAATAAAAAAACAAAGGTAGTGTTACCAAATAACCACATGAATATATGTAGGCTGGGGCTTACGTATTCGATTCCATTTAACTTATGCTATGGAGTAGATGGGTTCCCTTTTACATTCCCTTTTACTTTAAAATAATAGAATAATGGCAATAGATAAATTAATAAAAACAGATTACAATAATAGGGACGGCAGCCCTAAAACAAGTCAAACTGAGTCTACGAATGTAGGAGCTTGGGACATGGAGCAAATAGCAGGTAAAATAAATGAGTCAATAGATACCATTAATGATAGCGCTGGTTCCGTTGAATCTTTAAATGATGATATAAAACTACTTAATACGGGTAAAAACTTATCTTTATCTAATCCTACTATTATATACGGGTTAAAAAATGGTGTTTGGGTGGATAGCTTTGTTAATCCTAATTTAATTAGTTTTGCTAACTCTATTGATAATGCAGGCTGGGTTAAATCAGATTTAGCTGTAGGGCCTAACCAATCAACTGCCCCAGATGGAAGCCAAACAGCCGATAGTTTAGTAGCTGGAACAAACACGGTATCACATTCATTTACGCAAACAGTAGACGCAAACCCAGAGAGAACACAAAGTATATACGTTAAATATGACGGTACGACAAAATTCTTTCAAATGTATTCAGGTGTTACAGTGGATGAGTACGCCAATTTTGACATTCAGTTAGGTACATTTATAGAGCAAGGTGGGGTAAACATCAACCCCAGAATAGAAGACGTAGGGAACGGGTGGTTTAGGATAGGGGTAACGCTACAAATGGCGGGCACTTGTAACTACCAACCATCTAATACGGGGGCATTGCCTTGGGCTGGTACTTGGGCTGGTAATGGCTCGGATCGTTTATTTGTTTGGGGGGCTAAAGTAGAAGTAGGAGATAAAATTACAGGATAATGACAAAGATATTATACCCAAATAAAATAAAAGGAGACAATTTTCTAGCTTTTGAAGCCACAGAAATTAAAGCAAGCGTAAACAGATTATATGATGAGCATAATAAAGCCTCTTTATCTGATTGGTTTTCTAAATATAATTATAAAACAGTAGACGAAAACAATCAATTAAATATAGTTATGATTGGTGATAGTATCTTTGGGATACAAGACCCAGCCACAGGAGTTAAAATTAATCCTAATGATGCCACGGGTGATTTTGCGCCTAATACAAGGTTAGAGAATATAGCTTTTAAGTTGATAGATCAATACCAATTTAATGACGCTGATGTCTCATATAAAAATTTAAGCTCTAATGAATGGACTAAATCAGGGGCATGGCCTTTAGTCTCTAATATTGATGATACAAAAGTGTATGAGAATAATGTGGCTGGTGATTACATCGAAATAACCGTGATAGGGTGCAAGTTTTTTAAGTTGGTTTTTAGTACATTAAGTAGTAAAACTCTAAACGGTGTAGACGTTACTATAAACGGTTTATCTCCTTCGTCTATTGGGATAACAGGCGTAGACTCTATAGCAAGTGGTACAGCAGATATTAAATGGGCTAATCTTATATGGTCAGGGCTTAACGAGAGTACTAGTTACACTTTTAGGTTCACTAAAAACAACGGTGCTTATGCTGCAATTTGGGGGTGTGAAACATGGAGCAATCCAAGGTTAAACGTTGTTAATAGTGGGTACGGTGGCTTTACTTCGACAGAGCAAAGCCAATTTAGGAAGTTTAATCAAAATGAATACTATACACCTGATTTAATTATATATGAATTACCTGTGTTAAATGATAGTTGGGGGTTAACTGCTTATGGGGGGGATATTGTAAGCCCTACCGATGCAAGGGTAGGAGGTACTACGGAATTCTATTTTATAAAAGCTTCACAAGATGGGACTTATACTAACTTTGATAACATAGTATTAAAAGAGGGGCAGATAGCATCTATTAATAGTGGGGGTATTTATGAGTATGGAAGCATAAAGTACGAAGAGTTTAAAACTAAATATATAGATGGCTTAAATGATGTATTAAAGGCTCAATCATATACTGAGTCTCCTGTTTTGTGTGCTTCTGTACATAAGACTATTTTAATCGATGATTTAGTGAGATGGTGGGGCGTTGAATATATGGAGTATTCAAGAAGCCAAGTGGCCAAAAATGGGTTCGCTTTTGTTGACGTTTGGCAGTATTGCATAGAAAATGGGTTAAATGGGACGACTATTACAGACGATCAAGTTCACTTAAATGATTTAGGTGTGAATACTTGGATGTCTGCCTTAAATACATCATTAGGCTTTACTTTTGATAAGTTGTACGGGGGCAAGGGGAAGCAAGTTGTTAAAGAAACGGGATATGTTGATAGTGGAGATAGTAGAGGTGTAACATTCTCACTTAGATATAAGGAAGTTCCAAAAGTTCAGATTACCCAAATAGGGGGATCTAATATTTACGTTGATTCAATAACAAAAGATGGGTTTATTGTTAACGGTGCTGGCTCTTTTAATTGGTCTATAATGTGAAAAAATTATGTTTAAACTTTCTAAAAGATCACTAAAACACTTAGAAGGGGTTGAACCTGTTCTAATAGACATAGTAAAAGAAGCTATAAAGGACTCTCCATATGACTTTGGAATACCTATTACAGGAGGGTTAAGAACAGCAGAACAGCAACAATCACTATATTATAAAGACCTTTCTAAATGCGATGGTTACATAAAAAAATCATATCATCAAACAGGGAAAGCATTTGATATTTATGGCTATGTATACGGCAAAGCGACATGGGACAAGCACATATTAACTAAAATATCTAGGCATATACAAAAAGTTGCTTATGATGTTTTTTGTGTAAATCTTGTTTGGGGTGGTGATTGGATTTCTTTTAAAGATATGCCACACTTCCAAATTAAATAAATATTATGAATAGTTATATAGACCATATAAAAACACTTTCTGAAGAGGTGGGGGAGCTTTTAAAGTTTAAAGATTTACTGATAGATGCTCTAAATTCTAGCTCTGAAGGTATAGCCCTATTGGATAAAGACGGTAAGTATATTTGGTTAAACAATGCACACTCTGAAATGTTCGGATACTCAAAAGACGAGTTAATAGGCAAAAGTTGGGAGGTGCTTTATAAAAAAGAAGATTTATCTTATTTCTATAAAAACGCTTTCCCAGAATTAGCTGAAACGGGAAAATGGCACGGAGAATCCGAAGGTATTAAAAAAGATGGTGTAACTACAGTAAAAGAATCAGTATATTTAACCTCATTAAAAAATGGTGGAATGGTTTGTACTTGTATAAAGAAGGATTGATGAGTGCTGAAGATTGGAATTCATATAGTAAAATGGTATTGCACGAATTAGAGCGCTTAAATACGGGGGTTGAAAAACTCGAAGAGGGGCAAAAGCAAATCGAAAAGGATATAATTAAACTCCAAACAAAAGCTACTCTTTGGGGTTCTTTTGGTGGTTTTATTATTACATTGGTAACAAATATAATTACTTACTTTATTTCTAGATAAAACATGAGTTACAGACCACGACTAAACAAAACAGAAGCAAAATTTTTAGGGTTAAAATTAAAGTTTGAGAAGTACGAAAAGGGAGGGCGCAACCCACGATATACAATAAAAAAAGATTTGTATAATAAGCTTTTAGAGTATAGAGGTTCAAACATTAAAAAAGAAGGAGTTAAAAGCGCAAAAATACTTGTTTTTGATATTGAAACTTCACCAACGAAAGCTTACGTATGGGGTAAATGGAAGCAAAATGTCAATGACTGCCAATTATTAGATGAGTGGTTTATGCTCACTTGGTCTGCTAAGTGGTTATTTAAAAACGAAGTATTAAACGCAAAGTTAACACCTTGTGAAGCTATTGATCAAGATGACAAAAGGATAAGTCAAAGTATTTGGAAGCTGTTAGATGAAGCAGATATACTTATTGGGCATAACATTAATAAATTTGATATAAAAAAACTAAATACTAGGTTTTTAATTCATGGACTTCCTTCTCCAAGTTCTTTTTTAACTATTGACACTTTAGTCCACGCCCGTAAATCCTTTGCGTTCCACTCCAATAAATTGGACTTCTTAGCTCAAAAGTTGGGAGTAGGTAAAAAGGTTAATCATGCAGGGTTTGAAATGTGGGCAAAGTGCTTGGAGGGAGATGAAGATTCTTTAAATAAAATGAGTGAGTACAATGATGGGGATATATTTATAAATGAAGAGGTTTATTTAAAAATAAGACCGTTTATAAGACCTCACCCTAATTTGTCTTTATTTATTGACACTGATAACATTGTATGTCCTAGCTGCGAACATAACGAACTAGAGTATATTTCTGAATATGCAACTTATGCTAATATTTACAGCGAATATAGATGCAAAAGATGTGGCAACAGATCTAGGTCTAATAAAGCACAAACAAAAGCAACTCCATTACCACGATAATATGAGCAACCACAAAGATAGAATAGGGAAAAGCAGAGCGGGTGTATTTTTAGAAAGTTTAGGAGATGTGTCTAAACCTCTTTTGAAAGTAGCTGGAAGTCTAACAGGGATAGAAGCCTTAAACGTTTTAAGTGACTCTATTACTACGAGTACACAACTAAGCAACGAGCAAAAAGAAAAGGCTTTAAACCTTCTTAAAATTGATTTGGAAGAAACTTCTAAAAGATGGGAGCATGACAGTAAAAGTGATTCATGGTTACCTAAAAATATAAGGCCTTTAACACTGGCTTATACTATGTTTGTAGTTAGCTTGTTTTGTGTTTTGGATAGTTTGGAATTAATGGACGTTAAAGATCACTGGGTAAGTTTATTTAGTAGCTTACTATTAACTATTGTTGTGGCTTACTTTGGTAGTAGAGGAGCAGAGAAGATAATTAAAAAGTAAAGCATTAAAACGCTTTATAACAATTTTATAAGAGGGCATTAAAACGCCCCCTATAAAAGTGTTATAAACAATTATTGTTTACTCGGTTCATCTGGTAAAGGCATCCAATATTTTGCATTTACAATATATTCTTCTTTTTTTGGTTTTTTAAATACGTGATTCATCCAAACGTGTTCAGCGTAATGAGAGTGGCTACCCAATTCATAAGTACCGTCTCTCAAAAGAAGTAGTACTATTCTATACTTCTCAGGCTGTTTATCTTTTACATCTATCCAATCCATAATTCAAAAGTTTATAACACAAGCTATAAATAAAAAGCCTATGCTATGGTTTTACATTTATTTAGGTTCTGTGGTTAGGCTTTCAATTCATAGCCAAACCGTTGTATTGAATACTATTTTTTCAATTCTTTTATAGTATCTGCTAATGCTATTGACTTTTCTTTTAGTTGCTCAAAACATTTACTACAAACATCTATACTCCTTTTTTCTATAAAGTTTTGTCTAAATACCCAACCGCCTAAACTAAAACCAATTTCACTACAAAATCCATGCTTTCCGTTATTTGTTCCTTTGCCTATT